ATCCAACCTAGGGATCCTGTATATAATGTGGGTATTGGGCGCTTTATACGTCCCGCTGAGAAACTTATTTATAAAGCCATTGACTCAGTGTTTAACCACCATGTAGTATTAAAATGTGACAATATGTGGGATCGCGCACGGACTATAGTCCAATATTGGGGCGAGTTCAAGAGACCATGCTTTGTGGGTTTGGACGCATCAAGATTTGACCAACATGTGAGTGCAGCTGCTTTGGAATTTGAACATTCTCTATACAATGAGATATTCAGGGATCCAGAGCTAGCGCGCTTGCTGAAGTGGCAGATAAAGCAAACAGGGTTTGCCAACATGTCTGACGGCACACTTAAGTATAAAGTGGAAGGGTGCAGAGCATCTGGAGACATGAATACAGCCCTTGGAAATGTGTTTTTGATGTGTGCTATAACCCACCATTATTTGAAAAATCTAGGGTGCCACTACCGCTTCATTAATGATGGAGATGATTGTGGCATATTCATAGAGCATGATAAGTTGCACCTATTGGATGCACTCCCCAGCCACCATCTCGCCTATGGTTTTGAGATGGAAATTGAACCCCCTGCGCTTGTGCTCGAGGAAATCGAGTTTTGCCAATGCCGACCCGTCCAGTTAAATGCTACAAACTGGATGATGGTTAGGAACGTCCACAAAGCCATGGCCCATGACTGGGTGGTGTTAACCACCAGGGATTGGGCTACAACGGAGGAGGTGCTTGTAGCCACAGCCCGCTGTGGTCTAGCATTGTACGCCGACGTCCCGATTCTTTCTGAGATGTATCACGCCATGTCCCGATTTGATTGTCGTGAGAACGTGGTGGCTAAGATACTTTCGGAAGAGTTTTCTGGACATGGTCGTACATGGCGCCTGTTCGCATCAAGCCGGCGGATGTACCCAGTGGATGAGACGATAGCCCGGGTCTCTATTTTTAAGGCATTTGGCATTTTACCGGATCTCCAGGTTGCCCTGGAGGATCGGTACCGGGCATTCACTTCGGTGAACGTTATTGATTTTAAGAATCCCCAATTGTCACACTCCCAAGACAAGGTCCAATATTTAATACAGTGAGTACACAAAAATTATAAAGCATAGCATAAAATGGTTAAAGTCCAGCGCAGTTTGTTGAAGACGCTGGAACGGCTTGCTTTAAGCAAGCGTGGTGGTGGTCAGGGTCAACGAAGGAGACGCGGACGCAGGCCGCGCAGAGGCCAGCGTACGACTATGTCTGCTGGCCGTATGGACAGACGCACTTTGGGCCACGTTGAGGCTGCGCATGCAGCCATTTTGCAGAGGCCTTTTGTGGCCTCTGTTCCTGAGGGTTGCGTGTATGACGGAGAGCAGGGTACAATTAACAGGTGTCTGCTGGACAACACAATTGCCATTGGTGCTGGCTCAACAGCTGGAATTATCGTGTTCCATCCTAACAGTGGAGCCGGTCATTCTGTTGGTGTTACCGATGGAAGTACGGCCTACGCAGCGCTTACGGGTACCGTCACCACATCCACAGCCGCAACCCCAGGGTGGCAGTTGCTGTCCAATACGGCCAGCAAGGTTAGGTCGCTGGCGGCTTCAATTAGGTTTAGCTTGCCTAGTCTGAGCATGACTACCGTGGTAGGCGAATTCTGCGTTGGAGTATGTAGTTTAGACACTATTTATTCATCCACCAATGTAAATTCATTGTTTCTTATTAGCCAAGCCCGTGCCAACATAACACGAGACCTTCATGAGGTACGGTGGTACCCTGGTTCTTTTGACAGCAAGTATTGCAATGCCCCTGGCGGAGGATTCACACCCACATCTGTGGGCTCCGATTTGAACGACACAAACGTGGTGTTTGTTGGGTTCAGGGGTTTGCCGAACTTGTCCACAATTGCATTTAACGTATGCAACATTGTTGAATGGACACCCCGTGCCATTTCTGGTCTCAGTGTTTCGTCTAAGACTAGTGCTGGTTCAAATCACCAGCACACCGTGGCGACGTTGCACGAGTCTTCTCCAGGGTGGCACCACACCGCCAAGCAAACCGCTGAGCGTTTGCTTGAAGATGTAGTAGGACATGGGGAAAGGTTGGCCCAAAAGGGGCTAAGGCTTGCTTCTGGCAAGATATTTGAGGGAGCTATGTCTGCATTCGGGTTGTAGATTAGTTTTAACATTTGTTAGTAGAAGGAACACTTGGTTGTTGGTTGGTTTGCTGCACAGGGTTGGCGGTTATTGTCCTAAGCTCGTGTCTACCGTTGGGAGGCGGTTAACAAGGACACTCGTGAAGCGGAGATAACCGAGGGTTCTCATTGAAGCCCTCCGGAGCGATCCGGTAAAAATTGATAGGCCAGCACGTCGCGCGCATGCGGGGGGTTAGTGCTGGTCTTGTTGGAGAACACTTTTATTCCCG